CATTTGTTATATCAACAACTACTTTAGGTGGAAGTCCCATTTTTGTTAACAAATCAATGCCCTGGATATTATCGCCCTTTATGAAATCAAATAATGCTTGGAAAGCAGGTTTAACTTTATCCACAACAGAATTGATTTGGCTAAATCCTTGTTTAAGGTTATTAATGAAATTTAGAACTATATCCCCGCCACTTTTGCCAAAAGTAGATTCTAATGATTGCTGGAATGCGCTCATATCTCCTCTTGCTAATGCAGTTACACCATCCATTAACGGCATTAATTTCGTTAATCCTTCGTGTAATCTATTAAATAAAGGCTTTGCCAAAACTCCCGAAATAATCGAGAAATCATCTTTCAATGTGGATAACATACCTGACAGTGTTTGCGATTGGGCAGCCGATGCACCTTTAACAGACTTAGCGATATTAGAGAACGCTTCATCATAAATCTTGGATGTAATTTTCCCTTCGGATGCCATTTTTTTAACCGCTGCAACGTTTATGCCAAGTTCCGATGCAATAGCTTTAAAAATCGGTACACCTTGATCTTGTAAGATGTTCAAGTCCTCGGTATAAGCTACCTGAGCCTGATCAACCTGTGACATTTGTCGAACCATTTCTTTTGCGTTGTCCGCTGTAATGTTAAATGCCCCGGAAACATCGGCAACTTTTGTTAATTGGTCAAATAATTGTTGCCCTGCATATCCCGCATTGTTTAAATACTTTGCCATAGCATCTACGCCCTCAGAATCAAACTGCGTATTTTTAGCAAAGTTAGCAATGTCTGTTAACATTTTTTGGGCTTTATCTGCTGTCCCTAGTAAGGTTGTCCATGCAATCTTGGAATTTTCCTGTGCCATGTCATACTGAACGCCTACTTTTGAAATGATTCCACCCATTGCCGCAAGAGCAGATCCTGCAGCAAGAACAGCTGCACCAGCTACTTTTCCGATCGTTCCTAGACTTGACGCCACTGACCTGTGAGCTCCTTGTACTTCCCCTTGCATTTGTTGAAGTCCGCGTGTTAGTTGACTTCCGTCAAACCCCGCACGAACCATCAAGTTACTTACTGCACCCGCCATATTTACTCACCTGCCTTTTTTACCGTACCGTCTAAGGCACTGTTTAACTGCATAACGTTAGCGAGCATTTCCTCTGCGCTCATTTCTTTCATTTCTTCCTTCTTGCCAAGTATTTCATTTAAGGTAGGCAGTTTTTCGACTCTGTGGAAGTATTCACCCATCCACACAAGAGAGAGTCTTTCCTCTTGGTCGAATTTCTGTTTTTCTTGATAAATCTCTGCATGAAGTGTTAGTTCATAAGGAGTCATTTCGTTGTATTCTTGTATCGATAAACCCATACGGATAGCAGATTTTAGAGATTCTTCCCAATAATTAAAGGAATCGTCTATTTTTTCGCTACCCGTTTTTCGTTTTTTTCGTTTACCTCTGGTATATCCCCGAACGATTTTTTAAATGACTCTTGCATCTTTTCAATAAGTTCCCTAAACTCAACAAGATCTAATAAATCTTCCATATCTTCTAACTTTAGAGTTTCTCCGTTTTCTTTAGCATCCGAAAGCAAACCAACATAATAGACTTTTTCAATATCCTCAAATTTAAATTTAGACATATCCATATTAGTAATATCTATATCAGACATTGCTTCTAATGTTTTTAAAGCTTTATGACCAAATCGCAAAAAACGTGGTCTGTCCAAATTGATAACAACCAAATCATTTTTATCCATATACGTTCCTCCTCAAATTAAAAAAGGCTAAGGAATCACCCTAGCCTTTAAGTTTTAATCATTAGGTTCCAGCGACAAGTGTAGGTGCTCCGGATACTTTCAATGTAGCATCGAAGGAAATTGTTTGGTCAACACCGGCACCCGTTTTAAACGATGTTACAATCGCATCAAATGTCCAACTTGCACCTGTTGTACCACCAACAGCAGGAGGAAATTGGATTGTATATCCTGCACTTGTCCCTGCTTGTAAGTCCGTTAATAATTCATCATGTGAGGAATAATCGAAGAAACCGGAAATTGAAACATCATCTACTTCTTTGAAGCCGTTAATAAATGTCTTATAACCGCCGGTTGTATCCAATGCAGTTGTATCGATGGTATTAGCCTTAATAGATAAACCTTCGATTTTAGTTAGGAATGCAATAGCAGTTCCGCTTGTTTTTTTAATCGTTGTTCCTTGTGCTGAAATAGGTCCTGGAGTTGCTGTCATTTATAAACACCCCTTTATATTCTTACTTTTATACTTATAATGCTGAGATATTGGAATAATTGGTCAATGTACTGTTCTGTTACCCTTTCATAAGTAACATCCTGAATCCACACACCGTCGGCTCCACCAATAACTCTATCTTGAAATGAAATAACTTGTGAGATCACTTGTTTAGTGATGTCTTTAAGTCCTGAATAAGAATCATTCAAGATATGAAGTTCACAGTCTACCTCTTTATTCCCGGCATACCCACTTAAATACTTCTCTTGAATACCCTCACTTGAAACATAAACAAGGTAAGGTGTTTTAACTCCCTCCGTTGCAGCTAAAGGGAATATTTTATTAGTCAATTGTGGAATACTATTCAATTCGTTCCTAAGAGCTTCTTCAAAGTTCATTAAAATCACCTCGCTTGTGAAAGAACTTTATCAAGTTCACTTTTAGCCACATCAACTATTTTTTGTTCAACAGTTGATGAATTTTCCCTAGTAGTATTTTTCATGTACTGCAAACCAACATGATAACCGCCATTATGATAATGCCAACCAAATTCCTGAGATACAGGATAATATGATCGATTTCCATATTTGGAGGTTTTGACAAGTTTTGAATTATAAGCACGGTCAAAAGTAATTTCATATACTTTTTTTCCGGGAGTCTTTGCTTTTTCACCAACCAGTTTTAACGATGCTTTTAACCATCCATCATATACAGGAGCATCAGCCTTAGTTGCCTTTAAGTCAATTTGAGCCCCAGAACGTGCCGCCTTAGTAGCAACTTTCTGTGGCACTTTCCCCAATTGGTCAATGAGTCCTTGAAGTTCATTAAAACCTTCAATTTCCATATTCATTTGACCAACTCCTTACAATACATCTGCAATTCGATGTTTCTCTCTTGGTAATTGGTAACAGAGGTAATCATTAAATACCTACCATTCAAAACCACACGCATATCAGGAGTAATATCCGGAACATACCTTATATGCACCTTATGTGTGATTTGGCTGTTGATTTCATTCGCTTTAAAAAACTCACTTCCACCAAGAGGGAATATACCGGCACGGACATGAATAATATCCGCCCAATCCTCCGTTGTGGACCCGTAAGAATCCTCTCCAAATTGCCTTTGCTGTATGGTAATTGGAACACGATATTTTCCTGAATTAATTCGATATCTAGTCATAGGTAATTCACGCTGTGGGAATCCAAGATTTGCTTAATCACAAAATTAAGCTTGGTATTATCCACAACAAATGCACGATTATCATACATTTCATTAGAAAGGACCATCAAGGCAATGGTTAAATCTTCGTGATCATCCACACTGTTAGTGATATTATTCACCGGATCATCGATAAGTGGTAAACCCGTATACGTGCTAATGAACTGTTTACACGCATCTAAAATCGTCATAAATAAATTATCATCTTCGTTGTGGTAGATGTTCGCATATTGTTTTAAATCAGAAATAGTGACTTCACTTATTTTCATTTTCAGCCACAGCCTTTTTCTTTGGTTCCTTAATTATTTCGATATAGCCGGTATCAACCCAATTTTGAAAAGTATAGGAATCAAGAAAAATATCCTTTACCTCGCCCTCATCAAAACTGCCAAAAGCAGAAACAAAAGTTTTTAGTGCTTTGAATTTCATATAATCACCCCTTTATAAAAAGGGAAGGGATAGGAAACCCCACCCCCTCATTTATTACTTACCTACGTATTTAGCAATTTTTTGTGGTTCAACGATAGCAGAGTCACACTCAACAACTGCAACCACACCCACAGCATACTGATCAGCAAAACGCTCGTTTAATACTTGCATTTGAACACCTTGAGTCAATTTAACGTGTAATCCAGAAAAATCACCGTAGAAAATTTCATTAGCACCAACACCCATTTGTGGCATTTGGTCAGATACATAAACAGGCTTGCCAAGTAGAGTGAATAAACCACCCTCAGAAAGTGTATTACCCATTAAGAACTTGCCGGTAGTTGATTTCAAAGATTGAATGTACCCTAAAGTGTTTGGATGCATGATCCAAGCAGCATCTTGCTGATAAACTTGAGGAAGTTTTAACTGCAAGCTTACAAGTTCAGCAGAATCAATTACCATAGTAGTTGCTCCGTTTAATATTTGTGTAGCATTAGCAAGTCCACCAAGTTTTGTTGCCCCATTACCTACTGATCCATTAGCATTGTTAAGCAATTCTTTTTCAAGGAAGTAAGCTACTGCCTTAGCAATCTCGTTAACGATGAAAGGAACGATGTCCACATCAGCACGGTTAATTAGAGATTTAGAGATTAATGCAAGTGCTGCAACAATAGTGTTACCCAACTTAACAGAACCAAAATTTGCACTTTGAGCAGTCATTGTAGCTAATTCTGTGTAGTATCCAGCAGGTACATGTTGAGTGTAATCATAAG